CCACTAACTGGGTCAACAACATCGGTATGCAGGTTGATGCTGACTTCCTCAACCAGCTTGGGACCGAGGTCAACGCCAACACCGATGCCATCGCGGGGCTCCACTCCCCATCGGCTGTGGTGTCCACGATGATTACTGTGGAGGAAACGCTCAACTTCGCCACCTATGGGGATCTCCCCACCACCACCGACACAGTGACTGCCGTAGTCGGACCTGGTGGGGCGGTGATGGTGCAGCTTGAGCTTAACTTCTCCACGTATGTCGGCGGATCTTCCAACATTCTGACAGGAAGCTTTGCTCTCTCGGGCGCGAACACGATGGCCGCTTCGGACGCCCACTCAGTCTCCACGGGAGCCCTCAATACCAACCCGTCGAAGCTGTTCATCCTGGGAGGACTAACCCCCGGAAGCACCGTGTTCAAGATGAAGTACAAGACGAACAGCGGCAGCACCATCAAGGTGAACAACAGGCGGATCTCGGTTATCGCACTGTAATTTCAGGCCTCGATGACGATCGAGTCAAGCCCTGCGCGGATTACCGCGCTCGGGAAGGCCTTTCGTGCCGCTCGTGTGATCTCATCCAACTGGGGAAAACCCGCAAGCCCCGAGCCAAACAGCCGCAGATCATCGACCACCACCGTGGTCCCCGGGGGTGAAACCCGGGAAAGGGGTTCGAGGGTCAGCTCTGCTGGCTCCTCGACCTCCCCCTTAGCAGTACCAGCACCAGAGAAGTGGCCATCTAGGAACACAAGCGGAGGCGCTACACAACCAGCCACCGCCTTCGGTATCAACTCCAGTGAGTCCCCGTGGATGAGCTTGACGTTCGGGCGATTAGCGAACCTGCGCTCGGCTTCCGTAAATAGCTCGTCGTGCAGTTCTACCGAGATCACCTCGTCAGCGTGCTTGGCGAAGAACGCAGTAGTAGCTCCTTTGTACGTTCCGGCTTCAACAAATATGTGGTGACCCCGTGCGCGCATCAACCGCAGCAGGTGTTGTCGCTTGGCGAGAGCCGTAGCACCGACCAGATAGTGCCCCCGCAACCAGCCGTATGTAGATAACAACCTAGACGGCTCCAAGGAATTTCTGGCGTGAAGCAACATGCGGCCACGCTATATCAGAAGGCCCCCTGGGGCAAGGAAACTTGACAGATAACGAGAGGGATCATCCGATGACGGAGCACGTCCTCACATACGACCACTCGGTGAGCCCCCAGGAGAAAAGCTGGGACTGCGGCCCCGCGAGCACCCAGGTCGTTCTGAACGGACGCGGCGTCGTCGTGTCGGAAGACGACCTCATCCCACAGGAGGGCACCACCGAGAACGGCACCAACGACGTGGACAACATCGTCCCGGTGCTGAACAAGTACTGCCCCGAGGCGGGCTACCAGTCGATCCACATGCCTGACGACCCGCCGAGCCAGGCGCAGAAGAACCTGCTGTGGAACCACATCGTGGAGTCGATCAACTCTGGGCACGGTCTGGTGGCCAACATCGTTGCGCCCCCGTCGAACTACCCGGTGGGCATCAAGGGCTCGGTATCGCCGTCTTACGGCGGCGGAACGGTGTTCCACTACATCGCCTTGATGGGCTACGACGACGACCCGAAGCTGCGCGCTGTCTGGGTCGCTGACCCGGGTTTCACGCCGTTCGGATACTGGGTCTCGTTTGACCAACTGGCCACGCTGATCCCGCCGAAGGGCTACGCCTACTCAACAGCCCCCGCTGTTGAGGACCCTACGCCTCCCCCGGCAGACGACCCGGCTCCCCCCGCCTCAGAACCGCCGCTAGCCAGCGAAGCTGGCGACGCCCCAAGCACAGCGACTCCGTCGCAAGCGCCTGCTCCCGGGGCTGAGAGCGTCCTGGCCGCTGCAACGGGCCTGAGCCTAGGCAGAGCTACCGAACTGCTTCCCGCTGTCTCAGCGGGCCTTCAGGCCGCTGATTGCATCAACGTGAACCGCATCGCGATGTTCCTCGCCCAGTGCGGTGAGGAGTCCGCAGGCTTCTCGACCACCGAGGAGTTCGCCTCCGGCGCTGAGTACGAAGGCAGAGCAGACCTGGGCAACACCGTCTCCGGTGATGGTGTCCGGTTCAAGGGCCGTACGTGGATTCAGATCACCGGTCGGCACAACTACGGGCTGTTCTCGCAGTGGGCATACAGCAAGGGTCTAGTCGACAGCGCTGACTACTTCGTTGCCAACCCCACGGAGCTGAGCGACGAGAAGTGGGCCGGCGTCGGTGCTGCTTGGTACTGGACTGTGGCCCGACCGCAGATCAACTCGCTGTGCGACAACGGCGACATCGTCGGAGTGACGCAAGCGATCAACGGCGGCACGAACGGACTCGATGAGCGCACACGGCGCTGGAATCTGGCGCTCGCCCAAGGCGATGCGCTGCTACAACTACTGACCCCACAGGAAGAGGACCAATTCATGCCCGCTTTGACCGCCGACGAGCAGCGCGAGCTGCTCGACCTGGCTCGACAGATCGCCGGCTACCGCCGCGAGTCCCGCAGCCCTCTGCGCTGGCCGCACCAGGGCGAGGTCGACACCTGCGCTGGGTTCGCGTGGAACGCCGACGCTTACGGACACGTATCCCAGGTGGAGAAGCTAGCCGTGACGTACGGCGACGCTCAGGCCATCGCCAACCTCTATGCGGTTGCCACCACGGACGAAGATGGCCGGGACGCCGACAAGGTGCTCGCCTCCAAGATCCTCGACCGGTGTGACCCGATCGCGCTGAATAAGGCCAACGCCCAGATCATCGCGTGGCTGGACGCCGAAGGCAAAGCCCTGGCGGCTTCCTGATGCTCGCTCTACTGGTCAACAAGATCTACGACATCCTGGAGCCCAAGCTGAAGAAGCTAGTCCAGGACGCGGTTGCCGAAGCGGTGAAAGACCTCTCCGCTGAGGTCGAGTCACTCCCCGGCAAGATCGTGGACGGTCTGGTGTCAAGGGTCCCGACTATCGGCAACATCCTGAAGGGACTCTTCTGATGCACTTCCCCCTGATGCCGGGTGAAACCGGCCCGGACATCACCCGGTGGCAGGAGTGGTTCCAGCGGGCGTACAAGTTCTACGCTCCCCCGGTTACCGGCGTCTTTGATGACGATTCGGTCGCTGCCACCAAAGAGATGCAGCGTCGGCTCGGGCTGAACCAGACCGGCCACTTCAACATCCAGACCGCTAAGGCATCGGGGTACATCGAGACCCCGCTGTTCTTCACGGTCGAGGGTCACATGTCCAACATGTTCGCAGGCCCCGTCGCGGACACCGCGACTCAGCTTGAGGCAGAGGGGCTCTGCCACCACCTGCCGACCGGGTACAACAACGGGGCTATCCCGTTCGACAACCAGTCCGGTGTCGATGAGCTGGCACGTCGTCTCGGACAGACGGTACAGGACAACGGAGTTAGGTTCCCCGCTGGTACGCCCTTCGTTTTGGGTGGGTTCAGCCAGGGCATGATCGTGCTTTACGACTTCATGGAGCAGCACTTCAGCCCCGGTGGGGATCTGGAGTGGCGCAAGGACGACTGTCTGGGTTACCTGTTCTACGGGAACCCGTGTCGCGCCAAGAACTCTGGTCCGATCAAGGACGGCTCTCACGGCCTCGACCCGTACAAGCGGTTCGGGCTGGACGGCTGCTACCCGCAGCCGGACAACGTCTACGAGGTTTGGCGTGAGGGAGACATCTTCGCCCAGAACACCGACGACCTGAAGGGCCAACTGAAGGCGTCGATCTACGAGGCTGTGGCCCGGGGAGACTTCTTCTCGAACCCCTACGGCCTGGTATCGGAGCTGCTATCGCAGATGGGAGCGGTCGTCACCCAGAACTACTTCGAGTTGCTGACGTTCGGCATCGGCGTTGTTCAGGCGATCGTCTCGGGTGTGGTGTTCCTCGCGGACAACCCGAATCCCCATTACAGCCCGTACGACATCGAGCCTGGAAAGGCGTGGGTCAGGAATCTCCTGTCCTGAGAACTTGACACATAACGGAGGTGAGGGTGTTGGTGGAACTGGCACCCTCTCCCCCGCATGCCATCGGACCCACCTGGGCACGTACCACCGATGGCGGCTGGTACTTGCCCGAGAAGACCCTCGGTTGGGGAGTCCTGAACTGGTGGGCTGAGTACGTCAAGACCCCCGGCGGTGACCACGCCGGGGAACCGTTCATGCCCACGCTGGAGCAGGCCCGGTTCACGCTGTGGTGGTACGCCGTCGATGATGAAGGGCGGTACGTATACCGAGAAGGCTGCCTACGCCGACTCAAGGGATGGGGGAAGGACCCATTCGCCGCTGCGCTTGCGCTGGTGGAACTCTGTGGGCCGGTAGCGTTCGCTCACTTTGATGAGAACGGAAACCCAGTAGGTAAGCCGCGTCACGCGGCGTGGGTCCAGATCGCTGCCGTATCCCAGGACCAGACGAAGAACACCTTCCGGCTGTTCCCGATCATGGTCTCGGAGAAGCTCAAGGCCGACTACGGCCTTGAGATGCACAAGTTCCTGACGTACACCGCCGCTGGCGGTCAGATGGAAGCTGTCACAGCGTCTCCCGCGTCGATGGAGGGCAACCGCCCCACCTTCGTGATCGAAAACGAGATTCAGTGGTGGGGAGCCGGTCCCAGCGGAGAGGTCAACGACGGCCACGCGATGAACGACGTCATCGAGGGGAACGTCGCCAAGATCCCGGGTGCCAGGAAGCTGGCCATCTGCAACGCGCACATCCCCGGATACGACACCGTAGCCGAGCGGATCTACGACCACTGGAACGACATCGAGTCCGGTAAGTCCGTCGATGTCGGTCTGCTGTACGACGCGCTGGAAGCGCCGGCTGACACCCCGGTCTCCGAGATCCCCTCGGAGAAGGAGGACCCAGAAGGCTACGCAGAAGGCGTTCAGAAGCTCCTGGATGGCCTGAAGATCGCCCGGGGTGATTCGTATTGGCTCCCGGTCGAAGAGATCCTCCTGAGCGTCCTGGACACCAAGAACGCCATCACCGAGTCACGACGCAAGTTCCTCAATCAGGTGAACGCACACGAGGATGCGTGGATCTCACCGAACGAGTGGAACCGCCTGGCGCTGACCGGAGAGTGCTTCGCACTCAAAGAAGGCGAGCGGATCACGCTCGGCTTCGACGGATCTAAGTCCAACGACTGGACCGCGCTGGTGGCCTGCCGAGTATTCGACGGCTGTCTGTTCGTCATCAAGACGTGGGACCCGACGAAGGGTCCCAACGGCGAGGTAGACCGAGAGGACGTGGACGCCACGGTACGCTCGTGTTTCAAGCGGTACGAGGTTGTCGGATTCCGGGCTGACGTCAAAGAGTTCGAGGCTTACGTCGACCAGTGGGGCAGAGACTTCCGCAAGGTCCTGAAGGTGAACGCCACCCCGGGTAACCCGGTGGCGTTCGACATGCGTGGCCAGACAAAGCGGTTCGCGTTCGACTGCGAGAGGTTCCTCGACGCGGTCTTGGAGCGGGAGCTTAACCACAACGGAGACCCCGTCCTGCGGCAGCACGTCCTCAACGCCCGCCGGCACCCGACGACCTACGACGCCATTTCGATTCGCAAGGCCAGCAAGGACTCCAGCAAGAAGATCGACGCTGCGGTCTGCGCGGTGCTCGCTTTTGGATCTCGTCAAGATTTCCTGATGTCAAAAAAGAACCGTTCGAACACAGTAACGATCTTAAGGTGACCATGTGCAGCTCCTTGGAGGCAAGAGTGAAAGATCTTGAAGCTGCCTTGACAGCTAACGGAGTATCAACATGACAGCCCCCAACGGGCAACCGCAGGGTCAGCCGATCGACCCGACTTCGCTCCAACCAGTGCAGCCCGAGTCTGCCCGCGAAGCGATGATCAGCCAGTACCAGGCGCAGGTCCAGAACAACCAGACGTTCATGGACTACTACCTGTCCAACGCCCGACCGAACGCGGTCGGTATCGCTGTGCCACAGGAGATGCGGAAGCTGCTGTCGTATGTCGGATACCCCCGGCTGTACATCGACTCGATCACCGAGCGGCTGAAGCTGGAAGGCTTCAGACTCGGTGGTGCCGATGAGGCTGACACCGACCTGCAGATGTGGTGGGACTACAACGGTCTCGATGTGCAGTCGGTTCTGGGATTCTCGGAGTCGCTGGTGCTGGGCTCGTCGTACATCACGATCGCAGCCCCCAACCCGCAGGTTGACCTGAACTGGGACCCGACAGTCCCGAAGATTCAGGTGGAGTCAGCCAACACGCT